GGTACGTCTGCGACAACAACTCGCCCAAGCAGGTGGATGAGTACACCTGGGAAGAATTCCGACGTTTGCATCTGTCGTCGGGCCAGTGGGTGGTCATCCTCGATTACCCGCCGAGTCCCGCTGTGCCTCGTTACATTCAATGGTGGTAAGGATACGACACACATGAAACGCATGTCTCGGATGTTGTTTTTTCCTCTGTTGTTACTCGGTGCGGCGCAGGCGTGTGCGCAGACGAATGTGCCCGATTCGGCGATTGCCGAGATCATTCGGCGTGGCGACCTGGTGACGCACACGGGCGACGGACTCCATGGCTCGACCGCGGATAAGTTCGCGGAAGTGATGGCCGTTCCGGAGGACGACTCGCACAAGTGGTTCATCTCGATCATCACGTCGCCGGGCTGTGCGGCCTGCGACAAACTCAAGGCCGATTGGAAATCCTCGGCGTACCTATTGGCGTTCGCCAATCCGGACGATGCCAAACAGTCGTGGGCGCATTACCGGGTGTATCGCGGCGACGATGCCACGCAAGGTTGGCGCTGGAAGGCGATCCGCATCGCCAGCTACCCGACGATTCTGATCCAACCTCCGCGTAATCGCCGGTTTGGCGATCCGGGCACGGTCGTGATGCAGGTGACCGGATACGATGGGGATGCCAAGCAACTGGCCACCGCCATGTCGGCCGCCATCCGCAAGTATGTCGAGAAAGTCACGCAAACGAATCGGGCCGACAAGGTTCGGGCAGCCGGCAACCAGCAGGCTCTCCCGGACACGCAGCCCGTGATCGGGTACGATCCGCCGTTTACGCCCATCACTCCTAGTGTGGACGTGCCGGTGATCAACCCGCTGCAGCCGAACCAACCGGTGGTTATTCCGCCGATCGTACAGCCGGTGGTGCAACCACAGATCACGCCCAGCATCCTGTCGCTGCTGTTCCAAGCGTTGGGAGGCACGTTGGCTTCCCAGGCGTTGCCGAGCCTATTGCTCATGGTGTTGATCGGGGTGCAGATCTGGCGCGCGTTTCGGAAGTCGACGAACCAGCCCCTGCTGCTCGACGACGCCACGTTTGAGCGGATTCGCCAGATCATCCTGGGGCTAGTGCCGTCCCAGGACAAATCAGCCAATCCGCCCACGATCAATACCAAGGCGCAGTAGCAGGTAGCTGAACAGAACATGCGAGAGTACACGGCACACTTCGAGCCGCTGGTGGGGTGCGTACGGGTCTTCGAGCCGGGGAAACAGCTGGGAGACCCGTACGCCTGGTCCTGCACGGCTGTGTGCCGGGGAGACAGTGTGGAACTGATCGGGGCCCTCCAAGCGCCGACCCATGCCATGCGACGAGCCGTGCAGGACCTGCTCACCGGGATGGGGCTGCGACACCTGCGCATGACGCGGATCAAAGGCGGACGTCGACGATCGGTTGTGCTGCCCATCGCGCGTCGAAATCGGCCAGCAACCTGACCACGCCACAAACAACTGCGGGAGCCAAGCCATGTCAGCCAGTATCGTGGCCATCGCGGACGCGGTGACGGTCGAACTCAGCGCGCACAGCTTCAGCCAGTCGTTTGTCGCCACGCGGGCGTACCTGCCCACGTTTGAGCTGGCATCCATGTCGAGCTTGCACGTGACGGTGGTACCGCGGTCTGTGGCGAGCAAGTCGCTCGATCGACAGCGGGACAGCTACGACTACGAGATCGATGTGGCCGTGCAGCAGAAGGTCGACCCGACACTCGCGAACCTGGATGCGTTGGTGTTGCTGGTGGAGGAGATCGCCGATCACTTTCGGCTTGAACCACTCAGCGGCCTGCCGGTGGCCCGCTGCGTGGGTGTGCAGAACACTCCGGTTTACGCGGCCGAGCACCTGCAGGAACTGCGCGTGTTCACGAGCGTGCTGACACTGACATTTCGCATGTGGAGATGACGGGCACCGCTGCGCACAGCGGCCGGCTGCTCAAGGAGACCTGACAATATGACGCGCGTGGATGTGGGCCCGTATCCGGTACGCTTCACCGACGACCAAGGCGTCTCGCGGAATATCCCGGGGTTCGATGACGTGGACGACATGATGAAGATCAAGTCGATCCAGAAGAAGTTCCGGGATTCCTGGACGCGGCCGCTGGCCGAACTGTGGGATGTGGTAGAAAGCGGCGGTTCCACGGCCACTTTGAGCGGCGGGAACCTCACCATCAACTCGGGAACCACGGCGGGCGGGTTCGTCGAGTTGCTCTCCAAAGAGATCTTCACGATCCCCTTTCGCGCCATGGTGGCCCTTACGTCGGGCGCCACGCGGCAGGCCAATACGCATCACATCGTGGAAGCGGTGTCCGTGGATCCGGTCACGGGCGTGCCGGATGGCAAGCACTCGCTGCAGATCGACATCGGCGGCGCGGCCAGTACGACCGTCACGCAGATGAAATACGCCGTCCAAAACGGCGGCCTGACGCCGCTGGAGTCGGGTGCGGTCACCATCGTCACCACGGCTTCGTCCGTCGTCTTGGAACTCGAGCCCTTTTCGGACGAATGCTATTTTCACTCGCGTACGATGGATGCCACGACGGGGCGTTCGAATTCCTACGTGCGGCATCAGCAGATCCCCGACCCCTCGGCGTTCTACAAACTGCGCATCCGGTCGATGAATCATCAGGCGTGGAAGCTGGTCAGCAATGCCGTGGCTGGGCCGGGCGGCGTAATCCGTTTGACCTCGACGGCGCATGGCCTGACCGGGACGCAGACGGTCTGGATCGAGGCGCTCAACGGCGTCACCAACGGCACGGCGGACATCCGTGGCAATTACTCGGTCACGGTGGTGGACGCCAATACATTGGACATGGATGGATCGACCTTCGCGGGAGCGTATGTCACCGGTTCCGGACGCTTCGCGCTGGCTGCGGCACCCGCCGCCAACATCGGACTTGTCTCCGCGTTCATCAATTGCCAAGACTATGCCGAGCTAACCGCCGAAATCACGGCTGGTCGCGGCCAGACCGTAATTGGTCAAGGCGTGGGGGTCAACCTGCTCGGGGCACCCTCCACGACGACCGCCATTGGACAAGTCGTGGCCGTCGGCCCCGTGGCGCATGACGGAGCACGTGGCACTTCGGCGCCCATCATTGTGTCGGGTCGCGGTATCTCGGCGGCCTATACCACGGTCGCATCAGGGGACGTGGCCGACTTCGTGACCACGCTGCAAGGCGTGCAGATCGTCAAGCCGTGGCAGATCCCGGAACTGGAATGGAGCTATGCGGCAGCGGCTGGCGGCATCGTCAACACGACCGACGTGGTGTTGGCCGCGGCGGCCGGTGCGGGCCTGCGACGGTATATCACATCGCTGCAGGTGAAGAACACCAACGCCACGGCCACGGAACTTGTGCTCAAGGATGGTGCGATGGTTATTTGGCGCGGGCACGCAGCGGCCAGCATGACGACGACCGAGACCATCACGTTTGCCTGTCCGCTCAAGACCACGGCCAATGCCGCGCTGAACGTGGCGTGTATTACGACCGGCGCGGCGGTGTATGTCAACGCGCAAGGGTACACGGCACCGTAAGCAAAGATCGACGCATCCTGGATGACCTCATGACTACAGTCGCCTTCCAATCTAAACAAATGTTTTTCGATCGCCAGGTGGTGATCGATGCGGTGGGCAAGGCGAACGCCAAGAACTTGTCCAAGGCCGGGGCGTTCACCCGTCGGTCGGCGCGCTCTTCACTGCGGCGCCGCAAACGCGCATCGGTTCCGGGCTCCCCGCCGAGCGTGCACAGTCGCGACCCCGTCGCGTCCCTCAAGAACATTTGGTTTGTGTTTGACCCGCAGTCGCGCTCGGTGATCGTGGGACCCCTCAAGCTCAACGGTCCGGTGCGTTTGCACGGCAGTAATCGAACCACAGTGCCCGCCGTGCAGGAACTCGGTGGCGTGGCTGTGATCAGCGAAGGTCCGCGCCGCCGGCGTAGGGAGCGACTGGCGACTTACCCCAAGCGACCGTTCATGGGACCGGCCCTGCAGCGCGAGCTCCCGAAATTCACGGGCCTCTGGGCCAACAGTGTCAAGTAATCGACGAGGAGAGAAATCACGATGAGCGTTAAGCTCGGTTTGGATGCCAAGATTTTCCGCAATACGGGCACGTATGCCGCGCCCGTGTGGAACGAGATCAAGAACGTACGCGATGTGACGCTGAGCCTGGAGACGGGCGAGGCGGATGCTACCACGCGCGGTAACAATGGTTGGCGCGCCACGGTCGCCACACTCAAGGACGGTTCCGTGGAGTTCGACATGGTGTGGGATTCGGCCGACGACGATTTCACCGCCATTCGCGATGCCTTCCTCAATAAGACCGCGCTGGAAATGGCGGTGCTCGACGGCGACGTGGCAGCGGCTGGATCGCAAGGTCTGCGGGCCAGCTTCATGGTCACCAACTTCAGCCGCAATGAACCCTTGGAAGAAGCCATCACGGCCAGTGTCACCGTGAAGCCCACCTATTCCGCCAACCCGCCGGCCTGGATGACCACTCCCTAATCCATTACCATCGACAGGAGCCATCGATGAAGACGTTTACGGATAATGCGGGTCGCGCATGGACGGTGACTATCAATGTCGAATGCATCAAGCGCGTCCGCACGCTGCTGCAGGTCAACCTGCTCGACGCGGTGGAAGGCCCGCTGATCGAACGGCTGGTCACCGATCCTGTGCTCTTGTGTGACTGCGTGTACGCGATCTGCCAGCCCGAGGCCGACGCGCGTGGCATCACGGATGAGGACTTTGGTCGCGCCATGGCCGGCGATGTGATCGAACACGCCTCGACCGCCCTCTTGGAGGAACTCGTCGATTTTTTCCCGCAGCCGAAGCGGCAGGTGCTGGCCAAAGCGCTGCTGCGACTGCGGCAACTCGAGGCGAAGGCGATGGCGTTGGCCAGCACGCGTCTGGACGACCCGCGGTGGGAGGAGACGCTGGAAGCAGCACTCCACGACCCCGCATTACCGGCCACGACACCTGGCGACTCATCTGGCAACTCGCTGGAATCGTCGGCGTCGATCCCCGAGGGTTAACGCTGCGCGAACTCGTGTGGATGAGCGACGCGCGGCGCCGCGAAGTGTGGTCGCATACGGCCACACTGCTGGCGATGACGGCCAACGTGCATCGCAATCCCAAGAAGCGGCCCCGCCCGTTTACGCCAGCCGAGTTCCATCCGCTGCTCGCCCCTGGCCCGCGGGCCATCCTGAAGGCTGGAATCGAAATACTCAAACGCGTGTTTGTGGAGCGGTCGTAAACCATGCCCAGTGCTCAAGGAATCCGCGCCGGCGCGGCGTACATCGAGCTCTACACCAAGGACAGCCGCCTGGTCAAAGGCCTGGCGTCCGCGTCCGCGCGCCTGAAGACGTTCGGCGCCGCCGTCCAATCGGCCGGCTTCAAGACCGTGGCGGCGGGCACGGCGCTCCTGACTCCATTCCTCTCGGCCGTCAAACACTTCGCCAGTGCCGGTGACGCACTCAACAAGATGTCGCAACGCACGGGCGTGAGTGTGGAAACGCTGAGCGAGCTGGCGTATGCCGCCGAGCAGTCGGGCACCGATGTGGAAACGCTGGAAGCGTCGCTCCGCAAAATGCAGAAACAGTTGGTCGAGGCGGCCGTAGGCTCCAAGTCGGCGGTGGCCGCGCTCTCGGCCTTGGGCCTGTCGGTAAGCGTTCTCGGTCGCTTGTCGCCCGATGCGCAGTTTCGCCTGATCGCCGAGCGACTCTCACAGATCCAGAATCCCGCCCGGCGGGCCGCCCTGGCCATGGAAGTATTCGGCAAGTCGGGCACCCAACTCCTGCCGCTCATGGCGGACGGTGCGCGCGGCATCCGGCAACTCGAAGCCGAAGCCCGGGATCTGGGCCTGACGATGCGCGCTGAAGACGCCGAAGCGGCCACGCGCTTGGGCGATGCCTTCACGGCGTTGTGGAAGACGGTGCTCTCGGTGGCGCGCGTGGTTGGCAGCGCCTTGGCTCCAGTGCTGACTGACGTGGCATTGGGTGCCGCGCGCATCGTGATCACGATCCGTAAGTGGATCGAGCAGAACAAGACGCTCGTGGTCACCGTGTTCAAAGTCCTGGCCGGAGTCGTGGCAGTCGGCGCGGGGCTCATTGCCTTGGGAGGTGTGATCACGGGACTCGGCACGGTGCTTGGTGTCGTGGTCACCGCGTTTGGCGCGATCGGCACGGCCGTGGGCATAGTGGGCCAGGTCCTGGCAGCTCTGCTTTCGCCCATCGGGCTGGTCGTGGCCGCGTTTGCGGGACTGGCCGCCTACATCGTGTATGCCTCCGGACTTGGCGGTGCGGCCCTGGAAGGTCTGGCCGAGAACTTTGCGGCCCTCAAAGACGATGCACTGGGTGCCTGGCGCGGGATTGCCGATGCACTGGCCGCAGGCGACATCGCGCTGGCTGCCAAGATTCTGTGGCTCACGCTCAAGCTCGAGTGGAACCGCGGCATCAATTATCTCAACGGCCTGTGGATCCAATTCAAGGACTTCTTCGTGTCGACCGTGAGCGGAGCCGTATACGGCGCGGCACGGATCTTCAACGACGGGTGGGCAACAATCGAAGTGGGTTGGACGGAGACCATCGGGTTTCTGGCGGACGCCTGGTCCGTGTTCACAAACCTCTTGACCAAGACCTGGTTCACGGCGGTGGGCTTCATCGAAAAAGCCTGGGTGCGGCTCAAGGCCCTCTTCGACGAAGACATTAACGTGGATGCGGAAGTCAATCGCATCAACCGCGAAGTCGAGCAGTCCAACGCCGGCGCCGATCAAACCATGCTCGACGCCGTGGGGCGACGTGACCAAGAACGTCAGGCGCGCCGCGCACAGATCGAGGCCGACCGCGTCGGAACCGAACAGACACTCGGTCAAATGCAGGCCGAAGAACAGGCCCGTCGTCAAGCGCAGTACGCCGACGACCTGGCGGCCACGGAAGGTGAACTCGCGCGGGCCCGCGAAGAATGGCAGGCGGCCATCGGCAAGGCGGCCGATGAGCGCGCCGCCACTGGGATGACCGATCCGACGCGACTCAAGAAACTCCAAGACAGCCTGGCTGACAGCGGCGCACTCTTGGGTGACGAACAGCGGAAGATCGACACGCAGGGCACATTTAGTGCGCTCGCCGCGCGCGGACTGGGCGCCGACAGTTTGGCCGAGCGCACCGCCAAGGCGACCGAACAAATCGTCAGCAACACGAAGCAGCTCGTGGATCAGGCCAAGCAAGGCAAACTCGTCTTCACAGGGTAACTCGCGCAATGACCATCACTATCGACGAACGGTTCAACAGTCGCGAAGCCACAGAAGGCAGCTCGCCTTCGACAGAACTCCTGTACTTGGTACAGGGCACCGAAGATGACCTGCAGGTCAAGGCGCTCGTAGCCGCCACCGCGCCCACCCTCTACGACGGCCTCGTGCGTGACAGCTTCTCTGTAGCGCCACTCGGTGGCGGTGTGTGGGAATGTACGGTGCGCTACGTGCATCAGGAAAGCGAAACCCAATTTGCCTTCGACACGGGCGGCGGCACGCAGCACATCACGCAG